GCAAATAACTTTACTAGTGCTGCAAATACATACATTACTAGTCTTGCTTCTGGTGTTAATGCTACTACTAATGCCGCTTTTGATACTGCTAATGCTGCATTCAGCACTGCTAACGGTGCAGTAGCAGTTAATACTACGCAAAATAATAGCATCAGTGCATCTTTCAATCATGCTAATGCTGCATTTAGTTCTTCAAATACCGCAACTCTTTTAAATGACGGTGTAAATACTACACAAAATGCTTCAGTTGCTGCTGCTTTCACACGTGCCAATAACTCGTTGAATGCAAACACTGGTGGCGTAGTTGGTGGAGCAGTTACTGTTTCTTCTAACCTAACAGTTAATGGTGATACATCTATCTCTGGTAACTTGTTTGTTTCTGGTAACACCGTTTCTATTTCTTCGGGTTCTATCGTTGCGAATGACTCGATGATTATACTGGGTTTGAATAACTATTCTTCTGACATTCTCGACATCGGTTTTGCTGGTCACTACAATGACGGAACAAATGCTCACTCTGGTTTGATTCGTGACTTTGGAACAAAAGAATGGTATTTGTTTAAAGGATATACACCTGATATTGGTGGAACAAACAACGTCAATCTTGCAGATGGTTCATTTGCAGTTGATACGATGAATGCGAATATCAAAGCACCAGGAATCGTAACAGTTAAAGGTATTGACCTGTTAGTTTATTCTAACACAATGTTCAATACTGCCAATGCAGCGTTCACACGTGCGAATAACTCGTTAGATGCAAACAACGGTGGATCGATTACTGCTGCTGTAGCAGTTCGTAGCAACCTGAACATTCAGACTGTAACTGAAACAGCAAACATTTATTCAACTGCTGTTTTTGGTAATGTTATTCTTGCTCTGGCAAATAACACAACATATTATTTTGCAACTCCCCCAACCGCAAATGTAACTTTTGACCTTCGTGCAAACAATCAATCGGGTGGAAATCTTGATGGTTACATGACTACTGGTCAAATGATTTCTGTTGGTGTTCTTCTTCCACAAGGTGCTACAGCATATCGTGCCAACTTGTATATTGACGGTGTTCTACAAACAGCAAATACTCGTTGGGCAGGAAATGTGAATTCGTTGGGTGGTGGAACTGCTAATGGTATCGATGTATATAACTTCTCAGTTCTAAAAACTGCTGCGAATGCTTATATTATTCTTGCATCCAATACAGTGTTTGCAAACGGAACATCTGGTCTATAATTAATTGTGAAACTATACCATCACAGCACTACGCTGTGATGGTTTTCTAAAAAATAAAAGGAAAATGTAATGCCAATTTTTTCTACTTTTACTGGTGGCTCTATCCCCAAAGCATCAATGGCTTTTAAAAGAAGACGAGGACCTTCTGGACCTCCTTATCCTGGTCCTGGTCGTCAAACCTTTAATGCTTCTAGCCCAAGTTTTTCCATTCCCGCAGGTGTAAGTGAAATTAGTTATTTGATTATTGCGGGTGGTGGAGGTTCTGGTTCACGACATGCTGGCGGTGGTGGTGCAGGTGGCGCATTAATTGGTTCATCATATCCTATTGACAATAATGGACAAAATATTTCGGTTGTAGTTGGTGGTGGTGGTAGTGAGGGACAAACAAATAATCAACCAGCAGGTAATGGTCAAAGTTCAATCGTTACTTTTAATGCTCCTACATCTACAGTATTAACAGCAATTGGTGGTGGTGGTTCGGGACAATATCAAGATAACTTTAATCAGGGTATGCCATTCCCATATCAACAATCCACTAGAGGAAATTCTGGCGGTTCGGGTGGTGGTGGTGCTGGCGCAGATAGTGGTGACAGAAGTGGTGGCGTTCCAACACCAGGTCAAGGAAATGCTGGTGGTAATGGTTCATCGCAAGGTGATTGGGGTGGCGGTGGAGGTGGTGGTGCGGGCAGTGGCGGTAACACAGGAACTCCTCAAGGTAACGGCAATGGTGGAACAGCAGTTTCCAGTGCAATTTCTGGTAGCACAGTATACTATGCTGGTGGTGGCGGTGGTGGTAATCAGCAAGGACCTTCTAGTAATCTAGGTGGTGGAACATCTACACCTACACAAAAAGGTGGTGCAACCAATGGTGTTAATGGAAATCCAGGAGCTGATAATGCTGGCGATAATACTGGCGGTGGATGTGGTGGTGGTCGTGATGCGCCAGGTCAAAGTGCTACTGGTGGCAATGGTGGTTCGGGTATCGTTATTATTTCATGGTAATATGAACACATGGCCAAACCTCAAACACGAAAGCAGTTTAAAGAATACTGCCTAAGACGTTTAGGTTGGCCTGTTATCGAGATAAATGTTGATGATGATCAAGTAGATGACCGCATTGATGATGCATTAAGTTTCTTCAACGACTATCATTGGGATGGTGTTGAGAAAATCTTTATGAAACACTTGATAACAGAAGAAGACATTAATCGCCGTTGGATTTATGTCCCCGATGCAGTTACCTTCGTTACAGGTATTATTCCCTTTGACCAATCTGGCGCATCAATCAATATGTTTGACTTGCGTTATCAGTTACGTCTACATGACCTCTATGACTTCACATCTGTATCGTATGTGTCATATGAGATTACGATGCAACATCTTCGCACACTAAATCTTTTATTCTCTGGAACACCACAGTTCCGATTCAATCGTTTGCAGAATAAAGTCTTTCTGGATATTGATTGGTCACGTGATGTAGTTCCTGGTAACTATGTTATTGCCGAATGCTATCGTAAGATGGAACCAGAATCAATGATACTCACTGGAACGATGAGTTCGAATACTACAGCAAATACAGTCACAGGAACAGGAACAATCTTCGATCAAGAACTATTGGAGAACGATTTTATCACTATCAATGGTGAAAGTAAACAAGTTGCTAGAATTTCATCACCAACTTCATTAGAGTTTCGCAGTCCAGTAATATCGAATTTTGCTGGAGCTAAAGCAACCAAAGAAGGTCTTGCTGATGTATGGAATGACCGTTATCTAAAAGCGTATGCCACTGCTAAAATTAAATATCAGTGGGGAAGCAATCTCAGTAAGTTTGCTGGCATTCAATTGCCAGGTGGTGTGACTCTTGACGGTCCAAGGATTATGCAAGAAGCACATGATGAAATTGAAAAAATAGAAAACGAAATCTACAACTTCAATTCTCTGCCATCTGAAATCTTCACGGGGTAAACCGTGGCAACCAATTTCTACTTCAATAATTATCCTGCAAATCAGATAACTTCTGAGCAATTGCTCGTTGAGGATTTGGTTATTGAAGCTCTCAAAATTTATGGCATGGATGTTTACTACATGCCTCGCACAACACGTGACCAAATAGATTATCTCTACGGTGAAGATGCGACTAAAGAATATCGTGCTGCACACCTCATCGAAATGTATCTCGAAAATGTTACTGGCATGGAGGGTGAAGGTGACTTTATGTCCAAGTTTGGTTTAGAAATCCGAGATGAAGTAACACTGTTAGTTTCACGTGCTCGATTTAGATACACCAACATGGGATATGAAAGACCACGTGAAGGTGATTTGATTTATATACCTTTGTTACTTAATTTCTTTGAGATTACATTCGTTGAACATGAAAATGACCAAGCGATGTTCTATACATTAGGTCGTGGTCGTGGTGGTAATGTTTACGTATACGCATTGAAACTAAAACAGTTTGTGTTCTCTAACGAATACATCAGCACTGGTGTCAAAGAAGTTGATGACCAGATTCGTGGCAACTATCCACGTGTTCGTGTTTCATTGACCAATGGTTCTGGCAAATTTGTTCAAGATGAAATTATCTATCAAGGCGCAAATACAGACTACTCAACCGCTTCGGCATATGTAAGTGAAATGTATGCGAACGCTTCGGTGGACATATACTTTGTTCAAGGTCAATTTGTTTCTGGCAATGTCAAAGGTGCTACAAGCAATGCCGAATGGACTATTCATGTATATGATTCCCCATCAATGAATACAGTATTTGAAGATATTGCTGATAATGATAGAATAGAATCATCTTCCGATTCTATCATTGACTTTACGGAACAAAATCCGTTTGGAGAAGTATAATGTTAGGTAATGCTCCTTTTTATAATAGAACCATACGAAGAATTGTTGTTGCATTTGGCACACTCTTCAATGACATTCAATGTGTCCGTCACACACAATCGGGTATTGAGCTTGAACGATGGAAAGTTCCTCTGTCCTATGGTGCGAAAGAAAAGTATTTAACACGACTTACTTCTGACCCCACATTAACAAAATCTATTGCTACAGTCGTTCCACGCATATCTTTCAACATGGAAAGTATGTCGTATGACCCAACACGTAAACATGTAACTACTCTACAAAACTTTTCTGGTTCAACATCTACTAAAGTAAATACACAGTATGTTCCTGTTCCCTACAACTTTGAGTTTTCGTTATCCATCTATGTTCGTAATACTGAAGATGGAACACAGATACTAGAACAGATATTACCTTTCTTTACTCCTGACTTTACTGTCACAGTCAACTTCATTCCAGATATGGATCAAAAGTATGATGTTCCTATCATATTAAACTCGGTCAATTCTACTGTGGATTATGAGGGTGACATGATGACCACTCGTTTGATATTGTGGGATTTAGATTTTACCGTCAAAGGATATATCTGGCCGCCAGTTAAATCAGGTAAGATTATTCGTTCGGCAAACACTAACTTGTATATTGACAATAACAATAAACAAATACAAAAAGTTAAAGTTGATTATGCCAATGGTCATGGTGTGTTTGCACAAGGTGAAACTATTCGTGA